TTTTTGATGAAAAAGGTCTTCCAATAAAAGATTTTGATAATTTTAAAGATGCTCAGAAATTTGTAGAAAAAGAACCAGCATATTCAGTTGGCAACACACCTAAACCGGATGTGTCTACAGATGCACCAGCGATGTTCTTCCGTTCGCGTGAAGAAATTATACAAGGCCCACCAATCATGACAGGTGAGCAATGGCTTAAGTTTTTAAAAGCACGTGGCATACGTGACGCAGAAATGATGGACACGTCCATGGGACCATGGCTTAATCAAAATTTAAAAAACAAAGTTTCTAAAAATGACCTTGTTAATAAATTTGATGAATCCGTACCAGATTTTAACGTACAAGTACTAGGAGAAGAAACATCTTTAAACGTAGATAGATTAAAAAACTCTCTTCAGAATTTAGATACAACTGTTTTTCCTAAAGAGTCTGGATCTATTTTAAGAGTGATGCAGGACGAAGTAAGAGGTTTAAATACTGAAAAATCAAAAACAGAATTTTTAAAGCGTCTTGATAATTTATTTGATGCTGGGTATGGTATTCCTAATGTAAGTAAAACAGGTATTCCAGTTGATAACACAACTGTTCCTTATGAAGTAAGACAGTTAATGAGCGAAGTATTATCTGGCACTGGCAGAAGAGGTGTTGGATTTAAACAAGGCGCGTATGTAGATAGAGGAACATATGGTGGTCAACAAACATTAGATGGTGGTCAAAACCACCGTGAGTTTTTATTTAGTTATAAACCAAAAGGTCCACGTAAAAATGAGCCAGTTTATAGTTATGCCCATTCTTTTGGAAGTGCTGATACTAAAAATGCATTTATGCACGCACGTGTAAGTGACCGCGTGGATGAATATGGAAACAAATTATTATTTGTTGAAGAGTTTCAATCAGATATGCACCAACCAATATCACGTGCTATTCGTGAAGCAACTAAAGCTGGAAAAGAAATACCAAAAGAAGGTAGGTATGCAGCAAGATTGGATGTTGAGCAACCTAAGCTTAATAAATCAAATCTTCAGCAAATGGAGCTTATTCAACGACAGATTGATCGTTTGTTAGAAACAAAACCTAATTCACCTAAATTGGCTAAATTATATGAGCAAAAAGAAATAATTAGAAACATGGAAAGGGATGCTGCTAAAAAGTTAAGTAAAGAAACAACTGGTATTCCTGAAGGACCATTTAAAAATTCTCAAGATTATATGGAATTTGCAATTAAGTACTTGCTGCGTGTAGCAAAAGATGGTAATTACGACGGTGTTGCTTTTTCGACACCAGCAGTTAAGAACCGTAATCTAAGCAGAGGAAGCAAAGATTACCAAGGTAACTTAGTTGCATATGGAGACATTTTGAAGAAAGCGTTAGCTAAAGCTAAATCTAAAAGTGGGGCTGACTTAATTCAAACTTCCATAAAAGGTGATCAAATAAGAGGTGGTTCGTTTGGGGGACGAAGTGAATGGAACTATTATGGAGTTCCAGTTCTAATGTTAAAAGGTAATACCAAGGCATTAGAAAAAATTAGTAAGGGCTTACCTGCTTATTCAAAAGGTGGATTAACAAAAACAGTTCCACCAGAAAAAGGACCACAACCGTATGGCATCATGAAAGATGTTATACAACCACTATAAGGGGAGATAGATGGCTAAAAAGAACCAGAATAACAATATAGACAAAGCTATGGAAGCACTACAAGGTGCTTTAGATATTGAACCAGTAGGTCAAGAAATTCAATTACCTGAACAAGTAGTAGATTTTGAATCAGACGTAGAATTAATCGAAACACCAGATGGTGGTGCAGAGGTTAACTTTGACCCTAATGCACCAATTGATCAATCACAAATTCCATTCGATGCAAACCTAGCGGAATACATCGACGAAACACAGTCACGCAAGTTCTCTAATGATCTTGTGGGAGCATTCGAGGCGGATAAAGAGTCACGTAAAGATTGGGAAGATACCTATATCAAGGGACTCGATATGTTAGGCTTCAAGTATGAAGACCGAACACAACCCTTCGAAGGTGCGTCAGGGGTCGTACATCCTTTGCTTGCTGAATCTGTAACTCAGTTTCAAGCTCAAGCTTACAAGGAACTCCTCCCCCCAAGCGGCCCCGTACGCACACAAATAGTAGGACAAGTTACACCTGAAGTACAAGACCAGGCAGAGCGTGTAAAAGAATATATGAATTACCAGATTACATCTGTAATGAAAGAGTATGACCCAGAAATGGATCAGCTATTATTCTATTTACCATTATCTGGTTCTGCATTTAAAAAAGTTTATTATGATCCAATTCTACAAAGAGCTGTTTCTAAATTTGTAACAAGTGAAGATTGTGTTGTTAACTACATGGCAACAGATCTGGAGAGTGCTGAAAGAATTACGCATTGTATTAAAATGACAAACAATGAAGTGCGTAAACTTCAAGTTTCAGGATTTTATAAAGATATTGAATTACCAAGTGGTGAAGTAGATCCTTCTGAAGTAAGAGAAAAAGTCAATGAACTAGAAGGAGTTCAAAAAGAATTTGCTAATGATGACGATGAACATGAAATTTTAGAAATGCATGTAAATGCAGATGTACCAGGATTTGAAGATCCTAAAGGAATTAAACTTCCTTATATTGTTACTATAGATAAATACTCACAAACTATTTTATCCATACGAAGAAACTGGAATCAACAAGACCAGTTTATGAAAAAGATTTCTTATTTTGTACATTTTAAATTCCTCCCTGGATTAGGCTTTTATGGCTTTGGCCTGATTCATATGCTAGGTGGATTGTCAAGAACTGCAACAAGTGTTTTGCGGCAGTTAATTGATGCAGGTACTCTTGCCAATCTTCCAGCAGGTTTTAAAGCACGTGGTATGCGTATACGTGACCATGATGAACCTTTACAACCAGGTGAATTTAGAGATGTAGATGTAACAGGTAATTCTATTAGGGAATCATTATTACCACTTCCATTTAAAGAACCATCACAAACGTTGTTTGCGTTATTAGGTTTTGCTGTTGATGCAGGTAAATCATTTGCTGCCATAGCTGATATGAAAATGGGTGAAGGTAATGAACAGAACCCTGTTGGAACAACTTTAGCTCTATTAGAGCGTGGAACTAAAGTGATGAGTGCTATTCACAAAAGATTGCACTACGGACAAAGAGAAGAGTTTAATTTACTTGCAAGAGTATTTCAGTTGTATCTACCACCGGAATATCCTTACCAAGTTATTGGTGGCAATAGAATGATTAAACAACAAGATTTTGATGATCGTGTTGATATCTTACCTATTTCAGATCCAAACATATTCTCCATGGCACAACGTATTACACTTGCGCAACAACAATTACAGTTAGCAAGTTCTAATCCACAGATGCATGATTTACGTGAAGCGTATAGAAGAATGTATGCAGCCATGGGTGTTGATAATATTGATGCAATATTAAAACCTAATCCAGATATGCCTGAACCAACTGGTCCAGCTACTGAAAACGGAATGGTAATGAAAGGACAACCACCTAAGGCTTTTCCTATGCAAGACCATCCAGCACATATTGCAGCACACCAGGAATTTATGTTTACAAGAATGGTTCAAATTAACCCACAAGTTTATTCATCATTACAAGCACATATGTCAGAGCATATTGCTTTGATGGCTGGTGAGCAAGTTCAACAAGAGTTTGGTGAGCAATTACAACAATTGCAGCAAGCAATGCAACAGGCACAACAGAATCCTCAAATGATGCAACAAATTGAACAACAGCAAGCACAGGTAGTAAACCAAATGGCTGCTAAACAAGCACAGATTGAAGCGCAGTTAACTGCAGGATTAGCTAAAGAGGAAGAAGCTCGTATGAGTAAAGAGCCTCAAGATCCATTAGTAAGATTAAAGCAACAAGAAATTGACTTGAAAGCTATGGAAACACAAGCTAGACTAGCTAAAGATATTGCAATGGATTCAGAAAAGATGGATCTAGAACGAGATAAACTAGAAGCAGATACAAGTTTAGAATTGATGAAAGTTGCGGCAGATGCTGAAAAGCAGGAAAACGTAGACGCAATGTCAATTTTAAAAGAAAATATGATTTCAGCGCGTGAAGCAATGAAAGATCAATCTGCAGAAAGGATAGCGAGGGAAAATGCCAAAAGAAATGAAGCAAAGACTAACAAAAATAAGTGAAGCTATGCAAAGAATTGAGGATGCTGCTAGAAGCGAAATTAACGATATGGAAGATCATATGCTAGTTTGTTCAGCGCTAATGGCAGTTACTCGTAATATGTATATAGAGTCATTAGGACCGGCAGATACAATACAAATGTTTGAAGCTGTTGCTGATAGTATTATGGCAACAGAAGAAATGATTAAAGAGTTTGGTACGGATTATCCCAAGCCGACGATACATTAAGGAGGAAACATGCCAAAAGTAGGAAGCCAAAAATTTCCATACACATCAGCCGGTGTTAGAAGTGCTCAGTTGCATGCAAAAAACACTGGACAAAAGGTCAATATGCTGAAAAAAGGTGGGAAAACGAAACGCCTAAGTAAAGGTGGTTCGATGAAAATGAAGAAAAAATAGGAGGTAACATGAACTTAATGAAAGATTTATGGGCACACTTAAAAGAATGGAGCGATTGGGGGATGAAGGACTGGATCAAGGCCGGCATCGTTGCAATCATCGTTCTTGTTGTGCTTAATTCAATGATAGGTGGTTAATGGTTCTAGATAATAGATCAGCATATCTTGCTAGCCAATATAAACCAAAAAAGGCTTATGTAGCGCCTATTCGTCCTGGACAGGACGATAGGCGTTCAGCCTATTTACGTAGTTCATTTGCGGATAACGTAAATGCTACACGTGAACAAAATGCAATTAATGCGCGTAATAACGATCTGCAATATGCAATGTCACGTTCTCCTGATTGGTATCAAAACAGAGATAATTTAAGATCTATTAAAAATGTATTAGTAAACACACCTGCTGTAACAACTGACATGAACGAATCACGTAACATGTATCAGATGCTAATGAATCAGATGAAAGGTGGTGATAGAGGTGCACGTTTAATTGATACAAGTGGATTACCAGCTGGAGCAAGAAGAATTGGAAGAACACTATTTCAAGATCCATCTAAATCAGCAGGATTTAGAGCTGACCTTAGAAACATGTTAGGAGATTTAACATTTCAAAATAAAAGATTAGATCCTGAAAACAGGACGTCTAACCCTGCAGCAGTAAGAGCACCTGAATATAATCCATTTCCTAAAGCTGGATTTGGAAAAGAATTTTATAAAGATGAATTTGGAGGATTTGATTTTGGAGGATTAACGGAAGGTATAATGAAAATTGCTACTCCATTAAAATATCTACCAAAAAGAGAAAGAACACCGTTAGAAAGAGATTCTCGTTTTTATCCAGAAAATAACGTATTTGATCTTGAGTTTGATAAGGTAGAACCTATACCTTTTATGGGTGAATTTGAAGAAGATATAACAGAAACTATTGACGATGGTGATATATGGGAATCAGCAGCTACTGAAGAAGTGGATTTTATTCCAACTGATGAGGATATAAAAGAAGCATATGAATATATTTTTAAGGATAATGCTTATAGCGACGAGTATGTTGGTAATAGCGCTATAATAGATACAAGAATACCAAGTTTTGAACAATATTTAGAAGCTATGCAAAATGCAAACAATTACGACTACATAAATTCTATTTTAAAATCTAAAGCTAAAGCCGAAGAAATGGGTTTAATTTAATGCCAGGTTATGATTGGAGAGACGATAGTGGTTCTGTAGTAGATTCATCTAGTGGATATAATTATAACACTGGAACAAGCTGGGGTAATACTAATACTAATACTAATACTAATACTAATAATAACTATTATAGTAATCCTGATGATGGTTATGATGATTCATGGGAAAGTGGAACAGGTGCATCAGAAACTGTCTGGGGATATAATATTCATACACCAGAAGGCAGTGATAATTTTTATACACCTCCTCAAGAAACTTATGGACCAGGAACTGCAACACCTGGTGAAACAGCATACAATTATAAAAACATATACGACGATAAACTTGTAGAACATTTATTATCAGGTTTAAGCCCAGACACTTTATCGTTTTTTGGATATGATCCAAAAAATCCAAACAGAATTCCAGTTGAATTATTACAACAAGTTATGGAAGGTGAAATTGTAGGGGGACCTGAAGCAGGAAATGCACCTGGGTTTACGTACAGTGACTTTGAAGCAGCAGCCAATGACCCTAATCATAAATGGCACAATTACACTAATTTAATGAAAAACATAATGAACCAACCAACCTTATTAGATATTTCTGAATCTGGAGGTGATGGCAGCGGTGGCGGTGGCCGTGGCTGGGGCGGTTGGAGTGGCTCATGGGGAGGACCTGGTGGATACGGCAGCGGAAGAGGTGGAATGTATTCACGAAGATGGAATCCTCACATGAAAAATGTAAATAATTATAATTCACCAATCGCACAAGTATTAGCTCAAAGAGAAGCTAATAAATATAATAACCTACCAAAAAACCAATGGATGTTTACTCAGATGTTGCAAAGCATGCCAGGTGGTGGTATAACAGAGGCAATATAATTATGTGGCAACTATTAGCAAAACCATTATTAGGTGTAGTAGCAGATGGAGTCAAAGGCTTCGTGGCTACGAAGAAAATGAAGGGTGAGTTAAAACTTACTGAAATAAAAGCAGCTAAGAAATTAAAAGAAGATCAAATAGC